TTATAACAATGCTACCCGTCTGTTGATGGTACACTCTAGATTGCTGAGTGTTTCCAGAGGACGAATAACCCAATTTCCATGGTTTGCAAATGTCAGCCCCTCAACTTGAGGCATTAAGTTCGACATTTTGCACGAATGTGCGTTTAAAATCTTTTACAAACGCATCATACCGATAGAGTTGGAGTCTTGCAGTATTTCTTAAATTAATAATTGTGTCCCAATCAGCCCATTTCTCTTTATTAACAATATTTTTAATAGGGAGGGCCTGTCTAATAAGGATAGGATCACTGTCAACAATAGTAAAGTCATTTAATAAATGATTTAAGTATTTCATTTTGCCTTCATACGTGTCGCCAAATTTGTCTTTTAGATAATTATTCTGGTTTGATGCATTGGGTTTGAAGTACTTTCTCACTTTAGTCATTACGGCTTTCTGTGTCTTGTCCTTTGGTATAACTAGAGTACTAAAATCGAGCTTTTCTCTTAAGGCTTTTCCAACCTGCCACCAATATTCATATGGTAGTAGTTGGGCCCGATAATCTTTTCGTTTATCTTCTCGCTCAATTATGGAATTGTTTTCATACTCTGAAAGCTTGGTCTTATCAACTAGTTCTTTCTCTTTTATACCTTTAGGCTCTCTCTTCATTACTAACTTCATTAGGTTTGGATTTGTACTCTTTCTTACCGCCTTTACCTCCTCTCCGTAACCCTCTCTCAACATAAAAGACAAACAATTAAGGTCTTTCCATGAAGGACAGTGGTATTCATCGACCATTGGTAGCCCTAGGCCGCCAAATTCACATGGTATGTACCAAGGTATGCCAGAACCTGCAAAATGTGGTTCTATCATATTCTTTATATACATATCAAGTGACCGTCTTTGAACATCCCGCGGCAAGCCTTGTAAAAGTGCTTCAGCTGCTTGAGCTATACCATTTTTATCATCGAATACTTTTGCGATGTTGGTTTGCTCTCTTGTCCTTCCTATCTCAGTCCTTCCTTGTAGAATACCCGAGTTAATCTTTGGTATTCTCTCAAATGTTAGAGTTCGTTCTTGGAGACCGAAGTCGATCTTGTAGGTTGTATTATTCATCTGGCACACGAACTTTCCAGGACGTGCGACAGACTTTCTCGTTACCACCACTTTTCCAAGTGATGGCTCGAAACCTACAGTTCCGCTGGTAATCTTCCACCAATTATACAATCCTTGTCTTCCTAATAGTAATCCATCATCACCATTAATTTTTAATATATCGGCTGTTTCTTTTAAACTCAGTGCTTTAGCTAAATTGTTCTCTAGAGCCCAATGACACACCATCAGGTTAATAATACATAATATGGGAAAAGATGTTATACTTCCCATCAGTTGTCCTCTTTGTTGTCGTGCACTTAAATCTTTATAATGAATATCATGTTTAGTTAAGCTGAGTAATAACATTTCTCGCTCACTTTCATTAAATCCACCATATTCAATTAGCGCTTCAACAACAGTATCAGTTGCCCATGATTTAAGAAGATTAGTTGCCTGTGAGTAGTCAATACTACAAGCTTCTAAATCCTCTTCGTCACAAGGTGCCTTCATCTTCTCAAGATCCTTTTCATTTATGACCCTACCTATGAAGTCGCATATACCATATGTTCCTTCGTAGAGTGCTCTCCAACAAACTTGTTGAGTTACTTTATTTGCGGTTGTAATCCAAGGATTCTCTTTTGAGATAACACGTACCTTTAATGGCTCTGATAGACCAACTAGATCTACATCATTTACTTTTTCCTGCATGGCTTTTTCATAACAATACTGTGTAGTCAAGTCATCAATACTACTTAATAGAATCTCATCCACTTTTCCATCTGAAACATAAGAATTTTCAGTCATTTCCACTAATTGCTTAGTAAAATTAACATCTAATTCATCATGTTCTGAAGACAGGTCTTGCAAATGATCAACTATGTGGGCGAATGCTCCACCGTCTCTCTTTGAGGCAACATAGTTTGCATTTTGTGAGGGTAAGGGTGCTTTCAAGCGCCTTTCATTAGTAACCTTACTACCTTCTTTCTGGAATATTTGTTTTACTATCCATCTCAGTCTAATTTTGGCCGATTCTTCACTAAATTCAGTTTGGCACTTAGAGGTTATCCAAGTTCTAGGATCTCTGTATCTTGCAGGCCTAGACGGGTTGTACAGGACTATGTCCGCTACTTCATCATCAGACAGAACTTTCCCCCACCGTTGTTTTAACTTTCTCCACTCATTGCCTGGAAAGGCGATGTCGTGGTGACTCATTTCAACTGGGTTGGTTTCGTTTGGAGCTGTCGTTAGCGTGATAAATGTTTCACGTACTTGTCTGTCAACCTCCTCTTTACTTGGTAACTCAAATCCATCTTTAATAACTCTAAGTGATTCAATCATTGCTGACTTCTCTTGATAATTTCTGACTCTTTTAATATTTAATTCTCTATCGTAGATTTTCCCATGGAGAAAATCTTTAATAAAATCAAGTGGTTTCCCTCCTACAAATGCAACAGCTTGGTTAATAGTCTTGATTTCCGTATATAATATGGATTGGTCGGGTGCATCACCTGAGCTTTCATAAAATATGTGCGGAATAAGGGCTATTCTTAGCTTTAAGTACTTTATTGCATTCTTCTCTTCGTCAAGACAAAGCATGCACTGGTCTCTCCATTTTTGGACCTGTTTATCCCTATAAGACTCATAATCAAAGTCTGTAGGGAGCTCAAGGCCCCAACATTGGAGACAATCAAGTGTGGCTCGGACGGCGGAGTGTAAAATTTTCATGCTGGAGGATAAATCGCTCTTGGGCATTCTGGGAAACTGGAGTGCACCTTTTATATTTGTG